CTCCAGATCGCCATTGGCGAGGGCCTTCTGCCTGCTCTGAATCTGATGCTCGGCACCTTGGCGCCAGTGCTGTCCGTCGTGGCGGATCTCGCCGGGCGGTTCCCGCTGCTGACTGCCGTAGTGGTGAGCCTCACCGCTGCGCTGGCTGGACTGGTGATCCTGGCGCCAGCAATCGTGTCCTTTATCAGCCTGCTCAGCGGCCTAGCTGCAGCGCTTGGCGTCTCATCTCTGGCCGTGGGCTGGGCGGGACTGCAGACCGTGGTGATCGTGGCAGTGGGCGCCATGAAGGGCGCCCTGATGGGATTCCTAGGATGGGTCGCGAGCACCCTGCTGCCCGGCCTACTGGCATTCTTCACCGGCCCCGTTGGCTGGACCGTGCTGGCCATCGCCGCCGTGGTGGCCATGGCAATCGCGTTCCGCAAACCGATCATGGAGTTCCTCGGCTGGCTCGCCGGCAAGCTGGCGGAGGGCGCCAAGACCATCGGCGCATGGGCACTGCAGATCCCACAGTTCATGGTCAGCGCTTGGACCGCAGCGCGGGACGCCATCCGTTCGTTCTTCGCATGGTTCGCAGGTGCCTTGGTTGACGGCATCAAGGTGCTCTGGGATCTGGGCGAGCCGATCCGTGAGTTCTGGGTCGGTGCATGGGATGCAGTGAAAGAGGTGGTAACCGGATTCTTCGCCTGGCTGGGGCCCGCCATTGGCCAGGGTCTACAGGCGCTGTGGCAGTGGGGTGAGCCCATCCGTGAATTCTGGGCTGGCGTCTGGGATGGATTGAGGGGTGCGGTGACTGCCTACTTCGGCTTCGTGCGCACCGCCTTTGATGTAGGCCTCAAGGTCGCCTGGGCTGTGGTTGACACCTTGCTGATCCGGCCATGGATGGCGCTGTGGGAAATCCTAATTCGGCGGCCGGCGTCGGCAGCGGTTGACTGGCTGCGCTCCAACGTGTTCCAGCCGCTGACCCAGTCGTTCGGCGAGCTGGTGGTGAAACCGATTCAAGCCGGGTGGGCCACCTTGGTGCAGGCGCTGCCCCGTCTGCTCAGCGCTGCTGCGGGCCTGCTGCGCACCAGCTGGGACGCGATCACGGACAGTTTCAGTACCTACGTCGTGGCACCGATTCAGCGGGCGTGGACCGCCCTGGCCCAGGGGTTGGATGCGGCCATCCGGTCGGTGGTGCAGCTGATCAACTCGGCGTGGAACTCGCTGGCCCAGGCGTTCAATACCTACCTGGTTGGGCCCGTGAGCAACGCATGGGTGGCGCTGATGAACTCGATCGGCGATCTGATGGTTGGCGCAAGCAACGCGATCGTTGGCGCATGGAACAGCCTGGGGCAGGGGTTCAGGCAGTACGTCGCTGAACCGATCGCCAGCGCATGGCAAACCGTGATCGAGTTCATGCCCCGCGCCATGCGCAGCGTGGCCGATTTCGTGCAGGGGATCTGGACTGGAATGATCGAGAGCATCCAGAGCGCGGTGCGCGGGATGCTGCAGTACGTCGCCAGCCGGATCAACACCGTGGCGGGGCTGATCAACCGGTTAATCAAGGCGTTCAATGCACTGCCCGGCTCTGACATTCCGCTGATCCCCACCATCACTGTTCCCGCCTTCGCCGAAGGCGGCATCGTCAGCCGCCCCACACTGGCCATGGTGGGCGAGGGCGGGGAGCGCGAGTACATCATTCCCGAATCCAAGATGCAGGCCGCCAGCTCCCGGTTCCTGGCGGGGCAGCGCGGCGCGGACGTGATCCCCTCCACCGCCGCCAGCGACGCGGGCTCCACCACAACCCGGCGAGCTCAGATCAACATCACCACCGGCCCGGTGCTGCAGCAGGCGGACGGCTCCCGCTGGGTCTCGGTGGATGACTTTGAACGCGGCCTGCAGCGGGTGGCTGAGCGGGTGTTTGACGACCTGCGCAGACCTGAGGCCAGGCTGGCGCTGGGGGGACTATGAGGGCACAGGCGCAGCTGCTGCGGTTCTCTGATCTGGGGAACGTCGTCCGTGCGCGGTGGCAGATGTACTGGTCTGGGACGGTTTCGTTTGAGACCTTCCAATGGGATCACGTCCAGTTCGATGTACCGGGAATCAGCGACGGCGACCCGGGCGCTGAGCGCAACATCGCGATCGTCATGCCGGCCACGTCCACCGTCTCCGATGCCGTGGACCAGGCCCTCGCCGCCGGCTGGCTGGCCCAGCTGCGGATGTACGAGTTTGACTCGGTGGCCGGGGCAAGCGGCCCACCTGTGGGAATGACGCTGATCGCTCAGTTCGATGGCCAAGCGGTCAGCGCACGGTCTACGGGCACCTCGATCACGCTGAGCCTGGGGACTGCCCTGGCGCCGGTTGGCGCAACCGTACCGCCCCGGATACTGACAACGAGACTGATGGGAGTGGGGGCCAGGTTATGAGCGGGGGTGTGTTCTTCGATGATGCCGTATGGGAAGTCAACCGGCGCACCCAGGCCAGGCTGGCCGCCCGCCGGAAATACAGCGCTGGGGCCGACAGCAGCAGCCCGCTGAATGTTCCCCAGCAGGCGCACGCCATCGGCGATCCGGTGCCCATCGTGTTCGCCCGCAGGCGATCGGGCGCAGGTGGAATCCTGATCAGCCCACGGGCCACTGAATGCCGGTTTGAGAACGACGTCAACAACGCGGTAACGGCGTATTACCACCTGGTTCTGAGTGAAGGGCGGATCGGCGACATCCAGGTGCGGGATGTATTCCAACGCCAGTGCCGGGTTGGCAGCTTCCAGCAGACCTACGATCGCCGCGCCGGCAGCTGGATTCCCGAAAACGCGATCGTTCCTCAAACGGGATTCAACAAACCCGAGGCGTCCAACTTCTGCGGGTCAGTCGGCACCTATGACGGCATGACCACGATGTCGTTTGAGGTGACGATTCCCAATGGGTTTGACGTTTGGAATCGCCAGGTTCACGCCTTCATTCGTGATGGCATCGAGGTGTACAGATGGGCCGACGCGCAGTCGAATGTGTCGAGCGACAGCTTCGCTGACCTGGCTTACTGGATGATGGTCAACAGCGCCAGGATTCCGGCGGCACTGATTGACACTGCCTCGATTCAGACGGCAAGTCGATTTCTCAACGCCAACAACATCACTACCAATTGCTGGATTACCAAGCCCGTCAATTATGACGAGCTGGTAACAGCATGGGGACGGTATCACCTGCTAAGGCCCGTTACCAGCAAAGGCAAGGTAGGGCTTAAGCCACTGCTGCCGATTAACGAGGACTACACAATCAAGACAACAGCGCTGGCGATTGATTACGTCTTCGACTACGACACGATCATTCCCGGCTCTGTAGATATTCAGTACGTGGACTGGACAAGTCGCCAGCCCTTTGTATGCCAGGTGATCTGGCGGCAGCAGAACGAGTCCGACATTGGGGTGGTGCGAACCTCTGAGGTTCGCTACGACGGCACGGCGGCGAATGGCCCCTACGAGTCGCACGACCTTTCCGAGTTCTGCACCAGGGAAGAGCACGCCGTCAGGATCGGCGCCTACATCCTGGCCCAGCGGGTCAGGAGCAGCCATTCGATCCGGTTCAGGGCGCGGCCTGGCCTGCACACCTCAACGCTGGAGCAGGGCAGCATCATCCGGGTTCGGCTGCTGCACGCCACGGAAGACGGCGGCAGCACGCTGCACGACCGGATCTATGAAGTCGAGCGGATACAGCGGACGCTGGCTGGGGAGGTGGTGTATGAGGCCAACCATCTGCCGATGGACAACCAGCTGCGCAGCCTGATCGCGCTGGACGTGATGAGCGCCACGGTGTCCGGCGTGCTGTTCCCCTCAGGCCTGACAGGTGAAGGCTGCGACCTGAACTCCGCCAGCGACACCACCGTTCCCGAGGATGGCGAGGATGACACGATCACCCCCGGCCCCGAGGATCCGGCGATCGAGGGCGGCGGTGATGTTGAGATCGACCAGGAGGATTATCCGATTGATGAGCCAGCAGACGACAACCTGATTGACGATGCGGAGCTGGATGAGTTCATTGATGATCTCACCGATGACGAGCTTATTGAGATCATCGACGACCTAGAGGATGACGTAGCAGATGAACTTAGGGAGCTCACCGATGAAGAATTAGCTGATCTCGTTCGCGAGCTGGACGATGAGGATCTGGCCGACCTGATCCGAGACCTGACCGATGAGGAGCTGGAGGAGCTGTTTGAGGAGCTGACCCCTGAGGAAGTCCGAGATCTCACCGATGAAGAACTGGCGGATGAGGCCCGAGATCTCACCGATGAAGAGCTGGCGGATATTGTCCGTGACCTAGAGGATGAGGAGCTGATCAAGTTGCTTGATGACCCGGTGAAGGAGGTGATCAAGGAAGACCTGGACCTGGACTTCGATCCGGAGCTGGTGGAGGAGCTGATCATCAAGGTGAAGGAAGCGAAGGAAGAACAGGAGGCCGATGACCAGGTGGACCCGCTGGCTGAGTACGAGGCCGGGATTTACTTCCACAGCGCGACGTGGGATGAGACCACGCTCACGGTTGCGATGCGCCTGGCGCCGACCGGGCGGGCGCCACGGGAAGACCTGGGCCCGCTAGATGTGACCATCGCCAGCACGTCCGTGGTGGCCCTGCTGCCCGGCGGCCAGCTGGCAAACCCGCAGCCTGAAAGCCTGCCGACCGTTTCATTTACTGGCGAGATCGCTGAGCCATGGGACGCGGAGGCCGAGGGTGTGCCCGTGCCGCCGGGCAACCGGATCTTTGAGGGGCAATTCGTGATCTCGTTTGGCGAAGGCGACTTCCCGCCAGCGGCTGAGGATCCGGCTGAGCAGCTCACCTACCGGGCGACGGTGGAGTTCACAGACTGGGAAGGTGGGTTCACGGATGTTTCGTTCTTGAATACGTTGACGGTTGATTTTGTGCCGTCGACACCGCCAGAAGAGCTGGTGATCTGGTATCCCGATGAGCCGCCGCCGGAGGTAACGATTGAAGGCGTTACGGTTTCTGAGTTGGCCGATCCTTACGAAACTGTAGTTTTCCAAGGAGTCAATGCGCTGCAGGCACCGTATGCAGAATTGCTAGAAGGGCCAAGCTGGAGATTTGACAACATCAATAGCGCTTTTGATGTGGCCTCGGGGCCGTTTACGCTTGAGTTCTGGTGGAGGGCTGGAACATCCTTGGCGACGGGTGGAGATAATTTCACTACTTTTGTTCAAGTTGATTTTAGAAACGATCCCGAGGGCCTTGCCCCCCTTGATGGCTTTGTTGTGCAACTGTCAAGCAGATACGTCATAGAAAATGTTGAGTTTGAAGATGGCACTCCAAAGATCAATTTGCAGCTTGCCAGCGAAGATGAAAGCATTTTCGAGACCCATGAAGAAATAATTAGCACATCAGATGCTACATCGCTAAACCATGTTGCCATACAAAAGCACAGCACCACAAGCTACACTCTGCACTACAAAGGAATTCTTTTAACGTCGTTTACCGCTGAAAGCCTTTTGTTGTCTAATAAAAGTATTGGCGTTCTCCTGGAATCTGAGAATGTCAACGGCGCCGCCATAAGCCAAATCCGCCTCTCCAACTCCGCCCTCTACGGTACCGGCAGCTTCACCCCGCCCTCCACAGCGTTCTACATGCCGCCATCGTGACCACATTCCCCGCCCTGATCCCCAGCTCCCGCACGTTCACCCCTGGCGAGTATCCCGCCACGGTCATCGACGCCTACAGCGGCGCACAGAACCGGGTCAGGGGCAGCAACGTGTTTGTCGCCTCGCAGCTGCGGCTGTCGTTCCTGCGGTTGAGCGAGTCGGAGATGCTCCAGATCTGGAACCACTACGCCGGCCAACAGGGGCAGTATGAATCGTTCGACCTGCCTGATGAGGTGGTGAGCGACAGCAGCCTCGCCGACTACGTGCCGAGCGAATACCGCTGGATCTACGCCGGCGAGGGCTCGGTGGATGACCTGCCCTGCGGCGGCCACGATGTTCAGCTCACACTGGAGACAGTGCCACCACCGCCGGACTGATGGCAGCATTTCCCGCAATACGACCATCGCGCCGCCGGTACGGGTTCGGCCTGTTCCCACTCACCGTTGAGGCTGGTTTCGCTGGCGCCACCACCCGATTCCGCCATGGCACCACCCGCTACGGCGTCAATCTGGAGCTGGGCTACGAACTGCTCATCGAAGCTGAGGCCCAGCAGATCCGCGATCACTACCGGGGTCAGGATGGCGGGCACCGCTCATTCATGCTGCCCAATGCAATCTGGACCGGGCACAGCAGCGCCGGCAACATCGTGCCACTGGGGACGTTCTGGGTCTACGCCGAGCAACCCAGCGAGAACCACCGCAGCGGCCTGCTGTTTGATGTTTCGGTGCGCTTGCTGCAGGTCATCTAGCCGGCCCTCCACAGACTGAGGTAGCAACCTCCCAGCTGTGGGCCCGACGCCAGATCGCCGCAAGTTTTCACGGGTCCAGGTGTTGGAGGCCACTGCCGCCAGCCTGATGGCCGCGGCGATCCTGGCCACTGCCGGCGGCATGGGTTGGTTGGTGGTGAGTCTGCCCAACCGACTGCAGCAGCTGGAAACGCAAATTACCCAGATCCTGAGCAATCAGACCCAGTTCGGGCTGAGGTTTCAGGAGCTGGAAAAACAGGTAACCGAGCTGGACCGCCGCACCATTCGCCTGGAGCTGAATCGATGAGGCAACCCACCTGGGCCGCACCAACGTTCGGCGGCGCCATCGTCGCTGGTGTCGCTGCTGCCCTGATCAGCGGATACAAGATCGCCGACTGCCTCCGGTTCCAGTCCAAGCCTGGCGAGTGCAGCGAGGTGATTGAGGGCAACGCACTGCCGCTGGTGGCCGGCATCGCCGCCATCGCGGGCCCACTGGCGGGGTTTTTCACGCTGAACCCAGATCTGGATTCGTCGCTGGCAGCCGGCCGGCGGCGCCGCTGGGATGAGGCGCCGGAACCTGAGCCGCTGCCGGTCGTGATCGACGGACCTGAACCGCTGCCCACACCCGACCCGCCGGATGAGAACGAGGAAGACCTGCGAGCCGATGCCGCCCGTGCCATGCGGGCTGAGGGCCTGACGCAGCAGGAGATCGCCGATCGGCTCAACGTGAGCCGCTCCACCGTGAGCCGGATTCTCAAGGCATGAGCGATCTCCGCCTGGTGCTGGATCTGCTGCTGGCACGACTGGCCTGGCTGGCCGGTGAAGAGCTGGTTGTTAAGCCGTTCCTGCGGCGGAAATACAACCGGCTCGACCAATCACTGAACGACCGACCGCCTGACCTGGAATGAGCCTCGCCACAGTCCGCTCCGCTGCTGAGCACGTCGCCCGCGTGGGCACGATCACTCCGCACCAGCTGGCCGCCCTGCAGGCCCTCGATGAGTCGCTGAGCAATGAGCAGCGCCAGGAATTCACCGAGCTGTGGCGGGCCCAGGGCAGTCCGGCAGCGCCCGCGCCCGAGCCGGCATGGCTGGCAACGGCTGAGGAGATCATCAAGGAGTTTGAGGGTTGCCGGCTGCAGGCCTACCGGGACACTGGCAACGCATGGGCGATCGGCTACGGCGCGACCCGATACCCAGCGCCTGGCGGGCCCGTGCGGCAGGGCGACAGCATCACCCAAGCCAGGGCCGTTGAGCTGCTCCGGCTCGACCTGCTCAACCTGCGGGGGCCGGGGCTGATCTCCCTGCTGCCGGCGGCCGCCAGCTGGCAGCCGAACAGGGTCGCTGCGCTGCTGAGCTGGGCCTACAACATCGGCCTCGGGGCAGTGGAGGACAGCACCCTGCGGCGCCGCATCCTGTCGGGGGAGGATCCGGCCAAGGTGGTGACGGAGGAGCTGCCCCGGTGGAACAAGGCCGACGGCAAGGAACTGCCCGGCCTGACCCGTCGCCGGGCTGCAGAGGTGGCGCTGTTCGTGGGACAGGAGCTGCAGCAATCCACGGGCTACGGCAACCCGCTGCAGGTGCCCTGGTTCGCGCAGATGGACAGCGCCGATCGGAGCCAGGCGGCGCGGATGTGTTTCAGCAGCTCCTGCGCCATGCTGCTGCAGTATCTGCGGCCCGGCACCCTCAAGGGCGCCAATGGCGACGATCAATATCTCAAGCGGGTGCTGCAGTACGGGGACACGGTTGACCCGACCGCGCAGATCCGGG